ACTAATTTCATTAAAAACATCTAAAAGTACTTTTGAATCAGCTTCATCATTTTCATTTAAATTCAATCTATACTCATAAACTCTACCAGCTATAAAACTTCCTATTACTAATATCACACTAGCTAACATGTTCATTAGATTTCATCCTTCCTATCATCAATCAGTATATTAAACCCACATGAACATTCTCTATAATATGTGTGTTCTTCAACTATTAATTTACCTTCATTGTTTCCTACCTTGTCATTACCACAGTTAGGGCAATAACAATACTTTTCTCCAAGTTTTATAATATCTTTTAATTTCATTTCTCAATATCTCCTTGAACCTTCTTATTTTTTCTTTTATAAGCTAACATTTGTGATACAAATTCAAAAAACAATCTCTCCAGCTCTTCTTCTTCTGAATTTACATAAACTTTGAAAAACTCCTTGTCTTTAGTTAACTGCATTTGTACTTTCATTTCTCAACATCCCCTCATATTCATATCTACTCAATATTTTTATAGCTATATCAATAGCTTTATTAACAGAACACTTTTTCTTATTTAATATCTTTTCAGCTAACTTAATTACTTGTTCCACATTTGCTAATACCATCTGACACCTCTTGAATATATTCCGCCTTCCAACCTTCTCTAGTTACTCTATTTTCTCTAGCTAAACAACTAGCATAATCTCCACTAATCTTTAAGTATTTACTTGCAGCCTTTGCACTTTTAAATATTCTAACTTCTCCAGTTTCAATATTAAAAACTTTTATAGGTTTACTTTTTGTATCATTAGTTGTTTTTTTCCTTATTTTCTTGAATTTCGATTCATTAAGTTTCAGCTTTATTTTCTTACTTTCATTTGCTTTTCTTACTTTTCTTAAATTAAGCTCAAACATATCTTCTAAATCCATAGTTTTTTCTAAAAACGTTCCTGCATCTACCCAAATTTTAGCCATATTCTACCACTCCAAATCTTTAAATATTATTTCATAGCTACACTCACCAGCTTCAATAAATATACCTCTTTCATCTTGATAAATATTTTCTACTCCAATAATTCTTAATTCTGAATTTTCAAAGAATAATTTACACATATTGCCTTCTCTTAAATCTCCAAAATCTATAAGACATTCTTTGCCTGTTAAAAATGAAAATTCTTTTTCTTCTGTTTCAAAGTTAAAAACACTCACTAATTCCATAACTCTTAACCCTATTCCACAAATCTTACAATATCTAGCATCTTCGCTTATATCTTCATTTCTACATTGATAACAAACACTAATATTATTTTTTCCTGTCTTTCCCAACATTTCAGCTCTCCTCATTTTGAAATACCTAACATTTTATATTGCATTATTTTTGCTACAACTGCTGATAAATGCAATATCTTAAACCACAACATTTCTCTTTGTAGATACTCCCATCCAGATACTATTTCAAAAGTAGCTTTACCTTCATATTTTACTCGTTTAAATGGATTGTCTATTTCTGTACCCTCGAATGTTACTTCTTCAGCTCTTGTATCATTTATCTCAAAACTTCCCTTATCGCATTCTAAGAACACTTTCTCACACTCATATTTCACTCTTAGACCTCCAATATTTTTTAACTTCTAGGAAGTTAATAGTTATATTAACTCCCTAATAATTTTTGTATTTTTAATCACAGAAAGTTCTACTGCAATGTGGGCATCCAGTTATAAGTTCTTTACCAGCTATATTAGCATATCCTTTTGAGATTCTAGCTTCTTTAAAAAACCTTATCTCATAGTTTTGATAAATATTTCTTCCACATCTACAGCAAATCCCATCCTTTGGCGCAAAATGAGGGTAATCTTTTTTCTTTGCAAATCCTTTTTGTAACTTTATACATTTTGCTATTTCTTTATCCGTTATTTTTACTAATTCATTCATATTATTTACCTCCAATATTTTTTAACTTCTAGGAAGTAATATTGCATAATTACTCCCTAGATTATTTAACTTAATTAAAAAGGTATATCGTCATCATCTATTGCTTGAAAACCTTGTGGGTCTAATCCTGGTGGTACATATTCTTGTTTAGCATTATTATCATTTTTACTAGAAAGTAGTTCTAAAGCATTTACATTAACCTTAGTAATAGATTTCCAGCAACCATTTTCATCTTTGTAATTATATATATTTAACTCTCCAACAGCATATATAGGCTTACCTTTAACAAGATATTGCACTAAATTCTCTACATGTTTTCCTAATTGCTCACATTGAATAAAATCAGTTATTTTATTTCCATTTTTATCTTTAAACCTTCTATCTACTGCCATTGAAAAGGTTATTTTTGGAGTACCCGAATTTGGAAGGTACTTCAATTCTGCATCTGCAACTAATCTTCCAACTAAAGTTATTGTATTCATTTAACTAGCCCCCCTTCTATTTTTCTTCCTGCTCTTCTGTATACTCAACAAAGTAAGTATAAGTTGTCTTGCTATTTTGCTTCTCTCTAGCAATCTTTACTGTATATCCAGCTTTCCCAAGTAATCTTAATAATTCCAATCTATCTTGTTCGTTTAAAGAACCACTTCTTTGTGCATATATTCTCGCCATTTTATACCTCCCCTTTCTAGGAAGTAATATATTGATATTTACTTCCTAGAAGTATAATTTTATTTAAATTTAACCTTTTGACTTTTCTTAATTATGTCATCTAGTTCGTCAGGTGAATATTGAGTAAAGGTTTCATTGAAGTTATGAAACTTATTTTTACTCACATTAGGAGTATTCACATTTTTATGATTAGACTGCTTCTTCTCCTGTTTATTCTTTTTCTTCCTCTCAAACTCATTTTGATACTCTGTAAGTTCTAAATTAGTTTTTACACCTGCTTCTATCCAATTATTTAAGATTGTTTTTACATACTTATAATTCTTAACTCCACTGCCTACAGCTTCATCAATAGCTCTTATTATTACATCAGCTTCCATTCCATCATCTAAGTAACTCATTAACTCTATAAAGTTATTAGGAGTAATCACACCTATATATTTTTCAAAGTATTTTTTTATATAGGTGGTTTTATCTTGTTGAGGTTGTTCATTAATAACAATAGTAGTAATATCATTATTTACTTTAAAGTCATTACTTACTACTTCCGTGTTTTCCGGTTTCCGAGAAACCCGGTTTCCGGGAAATCCGGTTTCCGGGAAATCAGTTTTTCGGGATTTTAGCTTCTGAGGATTTTCAAGTGGTATCTCATATACTTGATAATCATATCCTCCAAGCATCTTATTAGTATTAGAATCTCGACAAGGTGTTCTTGTTATATATCCATTTTCTATGAGCTCCCTTAAAATATTTGCTGTAGCATCCCTCCCATTTTTACTTCTTTTATATAAATCATTAACATAGATTTTCCAGTGGTCGGGCTTACTAATCAGATATGAATGTAAGCCTTTTGCTTGCCAGCTTAATTTTACATCTTCCAAACAAGTTTTATTTAAAACTACATATGGATTATCTTTGTCTTTGCTTACTCTTATAATCCCCAATACTATCACCTACTCTTGTTTTTGCTTCTCTAAAATGCTCTTATATCCATTTAAAACTTTCTCATACTCCTGCTTAGTCAAATCTACTGCTAACTTTCCAAACTTCTTATATACTTCACTATCAACTCTATTTTTATCTTTTTCTATAGATTCTCCTAGCGAATATAGTATATTTAATTCGCTCTCATTAACTTCTTTTTTTTTCTGCTCATTTCCATGTTTATTTGTTGCATCACTATCTTTTGTATCATCAATACAAAATAATCCATTTAAAGCGTACTTTCTTGCATAACTTGATACACTTCCAGTTACTTGTGCTAAATCCATACCTTTTTTAGTTTCATCTTCTCTAGCTAATGCCTTTGTAGATACTTTCTCTCCTGTTTCTGCATCTATTAAAGTTGCTGTAGCTTCTACATAAAATCTATTTCCTATCTGAACAATATTATCATCCAATATAACTAATGCTTTTTCTTCCTTTAGAATAGGTTTTAAACCTTCTAGTATATCCTCACAACTCCTATAGTTGTATTTACCAAAGCTATTAAATTGACTTTTAGGAGCTTTTAAAGTACTCTGTATATTTACAAGTTTTATATAAACATTATTAGTTTCCATGGTCCTCACCTACTCTTTTTTAGCTTTTGGAATTGTTAATGTAGTTGAATATTCAATCCTGCAACCTTCGACCTCATGACCTTTTTTAATAAAGTCTTTAATGGTATTCTTATCTACTTTTACAACTTGCTCTACTGTTTTGTATATAGCAGGTATCTTTTCCTCATCTTCTATGACTAAGCTACCTGCTGACTTTCTTATACTTATGTTTCCTAAAATTGTTTCTACTTTTTTAGTCCCAAGTAATTCCATACAGTCTTTTATATTGCTTTTTAATCTATCAATAGTATTCTTTTTGACCCTCTTTAACTCTTGTAATCTTTTAATCTCTGAATCTATAGAGTTTATATCACTATCGATATTTATTATTACTGACACTATTCTAGTGTTTTTATTTTGTATCTCTTGTTTTATTATTTCTTTTATTTCCTCTAGTTTTTCAGCTTCATTTCCTGTTGTTTCTGTTAAACCTTCTTCTATTTCTAATAAATCTGTAGTTAATTCATATAAAGTACTCATAATTTCCCTCCGTTTGTGCTATAATATAGCTATAATTTATTTGTATCTATTTTTGATTAGAGCCAGTCGCAATGGCTCTTTTCTTATATCTGCACATCTATAGGTATATCTCTTTCAAGTTCTTCTAAAATTAATTGAAATATCTTGTAATCCTCACTTTCTTCATATTCTTTTATTTCAATTTGTGTATCTATAATTTCTAGTAATGACTCAGCAAATATTTTTAATCTTTCGTTTACGCTTTTTTCTCTTAAAGCATTACTCAATGCAATGTCTTCTAATATATCTCTTTCTTCTTTTTTTCTAAGTTTTGTATAAAGTTGCTCGTTTTTATTTATTTCTAAATTAGCTCTATTTAGTTGTTGCTCTATTGCATTTCTTACTATAATTAAACTTTTCATGATTAATCCCCCTTAATTTTTAATTTACTTGGTAAATACAAGTTAACTAACTCTATATCTCTTGTTAAAACACTTCTTTTTACTTTCTTATTATTATTAAACTTCCTGTTATTTTTCTGCTCATCATAGTATGTAATTCTAAATAACTTTCTATCTTGTTCTACTTTGTAGACTTTGTTTTTATAGATTATTCTCATGCAATTACCCCTTTGTTGTATTTTTTAAGACCTTCAAAACTCGCTTTCTTATTATATTGCTTACAAAACTGTATATAAGCTATTAGTACCTTTACATTCAATTAAATCACCTCCTTTCTCTTTTTCATTACATCTCTATCTTTCATTGCATTTTTCATTACATATTCTTCAAAAGAAATTAAATCTATTCTGTAGCATCCTGCAATTTTGAAAACTGTATATAGATTTTGTGCTTCTGCTTCCTTCACCATATTTCTTGCAGTTACATCAGACACTTTTAAGTATTCTTTAAACTCTTTTAATGTAACTAAATTCATCCTTTTAATTCCTTTTCTATCTAAAAACATCTTGATGATGTCTGTTGTATCATCTCTTTGCATTAATTCTTGTACTAAGTCTTTTGTGTCTATGAATTGTAATGCTACACTCACTTTTATCTCACCCTTTCTATCTTCCAACTAGTTCATCTAATGTAATATCTAAATAATCAGCTATTTTTATTAATGTATCTATAGTTGGATTTTTATTTTCTCCTCTTAAAATTGCATATAAATTCCCTGAATCTACACCTATTTCTTTTGCTAATTTCCATGCTTTTAAATCTCTATCTTTTAAAATTTTATTTATGTTGTCATTAATTGCCATTATTTTCCTCCTTTGATATACTATATTTGTAGGATAAATCCTATATCTTTTTATGAAAGTTGGTGATATTATGCAGTTCAGTAAAGATATATTACATACTCTTACTTTAGAAATTCTTAAGGAAAAATATGATTTTAAAAGTTCTTCTGAAGAGGAACTTTTAAAACATTACCATGAAATCTTTTTGAAACTTTCAGAAGTCAATAATAGTTTTTCTAAAGGCGATGGCCTCAGTGTCTTTAAACAAATGTAGGTACTAAATTATATTTAAGAGCTTCTTTGCAAAAATCTAAAATATCTTTTGAGGAAAGGATACTTTGTTCATTTTCATTCAATGTATTAAGTATCCTTTTAGCTATTTGTAACTCTTCTTTTGATAATATTAATTCCGTTTCATTATTTACATTGTTCACTACACTTTCAAATGAAATTTTCATTTAATTACACACTCCTTTAATTTCGGTATTTTCTGAATCACTTTGTTGCTCCAGTTTTTCATACTCAACTTCTTTTGTACATATGCAACATATTTTAGGCTTCAATCCTTTTTTAACTTCTACCTCATTATCAAACCCACAATATGGACACTTGCAAAAATATTTTACTCTTGAATCGCTTGTATTATTTTTCATGTATTTAACCTCCTAGTTAATAATTAATTAAAACAATATATTTCAAAATATTCTGTATTTAGTTTTCAAAGTGCTATTAATCTTTAACCTAACATTGATATTTGATTGTTCTTTTTAAACTTATTAATAAAGTATATTTGTCCCTTACCAGTAATCTTAGGTGTTTTAGTAATACTTGTATGACCATCTGGATGTACTCTTGTACCTTCTTTTGTTTCTATAACTCCCAAATCTACACTTTTTTGAGTTGGTGTATTGTAATCCTCACCTTTGCGTTTTATTAAGTAACCATTATTTCTTAACCAGTCAAATAATCTATTTTGTCCTGTATCAATTCCATTCTGTCTAAGCAATTTTGCTAACTCTCCAACTAGGATTGAATTGTCAGAAGACGCTACCGAATCAGCAAATAATACTTTTGGTTGCTGTAACTGAATTACCTTATCTTTTTCTTGATTTTCTAATTGTAATTGTTCTTTTTCTTCAACTTCTATTAATAACTGTTGCAATGCTTCTTTATATGTAGTTGGTAGTTTAGGTTGTTGTTCTTTTAATACTCGTTCCATTTCATTAAATCTTCTTACATATCTAGCTGTAAAAATAATACCTTTTTCTCCAGTAAATTTATTTGCTAGAAAGTCACAACCTAATTTTGTTACATTATAGCAAGGTCTACTTTCATTTTTTGAATCCAAATATGTTGATTTTATAAAGTAATCAACCACAACAAAATTGTTGTCGTTAAGAATATCAATAATTCCTTTTGTTTTTTCTGTTCCTTCTAATTTCCTTAAGACTTCCCAGTGTCTGATTTCTAACATATCAGCAATTTCTAATGTTGTTATTGTATTTTTATTGTTAAGTTGCAAATTATTCATATCTAAAGCTCCTTTCTTGTAATCTGAGTCCTTTTATGCTATTATTCATTAAAGAGTTTTTCACAATTAGTATTTAAAATTCTAGCTATCTTTAAAGCTGTACGAATGTTTGGGAGACGTTCGCCAGCTTCATAATATTGATAGCTTCTCTCTGTTATTTTGGCTTTTTGAGCAACCTCTAATTGTGTTAAGCCAATTTTTTCACGTTGTAGTTTTAAATTATTATTTATTTTCACCCTCTCCTTTTTATTTAACACGCCAATATTGTTCGTGCTATGTTTTATATATTACACGCTAATATTGTTCGTGTCAAGAAATTTATTTATTTTTTTATTGGAGCGTGTAGTTATGACTAAATTCAAAGATAATATTAAGCTAGTAAGAAAGCAAATGAATATGACTCAAAAGCAATTTGCTAGTTTGTTTGGTATCTCAGAACGTGCATATCAGTATTATGAAGCTGGTTCAAGAGAACCAAATCTAGAAACTTTAATATTAATTTCTAACAAACTTAATGTATCTACAGATTTTTTGTTAGGTCTTTCGCCTAACCAAAATAGAAATTAATATTCAACTTTCGTCTGCTTTTTAGCAGGCGTATTGTTGTTTGCTCTATTTCCATCTAATCACCTCTTTTGAATATTCTGTATCTATTTCTTAACACATTATCTCAGTACACCATGTTATAATTAACTTAAATTCTAATGAAAGTTGGTGTTATCATGAAGTTTGTTTATGTTAAGATATTTAATAACTGGATTGATATAACTGATATTGGCTCTATAAATGGCTGTAATGCAATTGAATATATTAATGAAAACCTTGATAAAATGTACTCTAGTAATTATGTTTCTATAAATTACAAAGATAAAAACTATTGCATTCATCCATCATGTATTCAAATAGTTACAAAATAAAGTGTTTATCTCTCTTTAAAAAACTTTTAAGGGAGATATTTTTATTTTATATTTAGTTTTCAAAGTGCTGTTGTGATTTAACTTAATTTTTGCTTAAATCACTTGATATTCCATATTTTAAAGCCATATCTTTTACAATAGCAACATACCCTTCTATGAGTTTCTTATCATCTTGTATTACATCTAAATTGTTAACTTTCTCTCTTTTAGATTCAGATACACCTTCTTCTGCCATTTTTCTTCTTTTATTGATCAATCTTCTATGTAGGTCAACTCCAAATCTCTTATTTAATAATTCATAACTTTCTGTTCTAAGCATATTTATATGTTCAAAACCACCTTGTTTTTTTGCTATTCTTGCAATTAGTTGATGTGTATTTGTTCTCCAACTATTTGAGTCTAATGAAACTACATCTTTTATTGTTTCAACCTCTGTCTTTGCTTCTAAAGCAATGCTATTTGCTTGATTAACTTGAAGTCTTAAATCTTTCATTTCTTTTAAACTTTCTATTAATACATCTTCTATACAAGTTGGCTTATGTTGCTTAACTTTGAAATATGTTTCCTCTAAATTATCAAACTGTTCCCAAGCCTTATCTGTATCTAATATTTTGCAGTGTCTATTTGCTCCTCTTTCAGTCCAAAGATACATTTTTGAAGCAAATTTTAGGTTTTCATATTCTGTATGAATGCCTTTAAAATTCTTTAAATCATCACCTTGCAATAAAAAATAATGTTTACCTTCAATAAACTTATCTTTGTTATTGTTGAAATTGTTACTTATATTTCTTGAGTCAGTTTCATATACATCTGCTAATTGTTGTGTAGTTAGAACTCTCTCATTATTTCTTTCTATTACTTGTAAGTTATTCATGTTTATCTACCTCCTTTTTATAACTTCTATATTCTAATAACTCAAATTCCTTCCATAGTATATCTAATATAAATGAGTTCTTAGTTAACCCTAAGTATTTTGATTTTTTCGTTATTTCTTCATTTAATTTTTCTGGCATCCTAACAGTTATTCTCTTTTTATTTGAGTTCATTTTGCCGTCAACCCCTTTCTTGTTTTAATAATATCACGCCGTCTTTATGCCGTCAATATATTTTATAGATTTTCTATAAATTATTTTTATGATATAATTATGACATCATTTAGACTTTAAAAAGGAGGTATTATTATGTCAACTTCACTACCTAAATACACTTTAAGAATAAACAGAGTTCTGCTTGAAAAAATTAAATATATAGCTGAAAGCGAAGGTCGTTCTGCTAATAAGGAAATTGAACAAATAATAAAAAAACATATTGAAGATTATGAGCAAAGAAAAGGAGAAATTAAAATTAATATTGAAGAATAATTTATATACTCTTGCTAATCACTGATAGTATGTAATCATTCACTGACATACCTCTTTGATTAGCTTTTTCTTTACATTTATTGTATAATTCTTTCGTAATACTCAAGGTATACTTCTTTCTATTACTCAACCTTTAAATCACCTCTTTTTGAATATTCTGTATTTATTTTTCAAAGTACTAACATAACATTGAAGTTTGATAACTATACTCTTTTTCTATATCTGGTAATATGTTATTTACTTTTAATAAGTCATATAAAAACAATCTTCCCTTTTGAGTCCACTTAGTTGTCATTTTTACATCAGTCATTCCATCACTTCTAGTTATGTCTATTGTTTCTGAATGAGTGTATCCCTTCCCTTGGTGTTGTTTATATAAAAGCCATTGTCCACTTTGTTTATATTGAATCCCTCTTTCATGAAGTATTTTATTCATTTCTTTTCCACTCATTCCATAGTCTTTTGCTATTTGAGTTATTGTGACAAGTCCTTTGTTTTTAAGTATCATATCTGTATAATCTGCCTTTGGTTTTAGTTCTTTTATTACTTGGTCTTTCATTTTTCCTTCTAGTTGTAATTTCTCATTTACTTCTACTTGCTCTATAAGATGTTGTAATGCTTCTTTATATGTAGTTGGTAGTTTAGGTTGTTCATTTTTTAATACTTGCTCCATTTCTTCAAATTTTTTTGTATATATTCCTGTAAATGCCGTACCTTTTATGCCTGTCATTTTATTTGCTATGAAGTCACAACCTATCTTTGTTATTGCATAGCATGGCTTCTCTCTTTTATAATCATCTAAATAAGTATTTTCAATAAAATAATCAGATGGGTACAAATCTGTACTCATGTTTTTATTGGCTTCTTCCATTTGGTTTATATAATTTCTTATATCCCTTAGTAAAATCTTGTGTTCTTTTTCAACCATTAGAGCTATATCTCTACTGTCAGTTGTTAGTTTATTATTAACTTTTACTATTTTTAAATCTTTCATATTTAACTCCTCTCTTTTAAACAACATCTTGTTGTATTTGTATTTAAAAAAATTTTTTCTATTGATACTCCAAAACATTTAGATAATTTTATTGCTATTGCTAAACTTGGTACTCTTGTTCCACTTTCAATCATTCCATAATAACTAGTAGTTATACCTACTTTTAATGCAACATCTTTTTGCTTTAAATTCCTTTCTGTCCTAAGTTCCTTTAGATTGTTCAAGCTATATCCTCCTTACCAACATTTTGTTGTTTATACTTATATAATACACAACTATATGTTGTTTGTAAATAGTTTTTTTATTTTTTTATTTCATTTTACAACTATTTGTTGTATTATTTAATAAAGGCAACTTTATTAAGAGGAGTGATTATATGAGCATTTTATCAGATAGATTGAAATTTCTTAGGAAAGAAAAAGGTGTAATGCAAAAAGAAATTGCCAACTATCTTAACATAACTACTAGTGCATATGGATTTTATGAACAAGGTAAAAGAACACCTACCCCAGAAATGTTATCTAGTTTAGCTGAATATTTTGGCACTACTGTTGATTATTTAATAGGTAGGTATGATAATAAAGCAAGCAATATTTCTAGCAAAACTTCTTGTAATAATACATTATTTCAAAAAAGACTAAAAGAACTTAGAGCTGAAAAAAATATGACTCAAGAAGATGTTGCAAATAAATTAAACTTAACCAAAAGCGCTTATGGTTATTATGAACAAGGAAAGACAGTTCCTGATGCTTATATGTTATCTAGCCTTGCTGAAATATTTAATGTGACTACTGATTATTTATTAGGTAGGTCTATTGTAAAAAATGATATAGACACTGTAGCTGCACATAGAGTTAATCCTCACAAAGATTTACCAGAGGAAGCTCAAGAACAACTCAATGATTATATTGAATTTTTAATAAATAAGTATAAAAAATAAATTAAAAGTAGGTGATAAATTATATGAAATCTATAATATCAGATGTCATAAACCGATTTAATGCTACACCATTTTTATTTGTTGGTTCTGGTTTAACTAGAAGATACTATAATCTTCCAAATTGGGAGGATTTACTAAAAGTCTTTGCAGAAAAAATTAGTAATGATGACTTTATATATACAAGTTATAAAAATAAAGCAAAATCAGAGAACCCAAAAATGGGTATAAATCCTAGAATTGCAGAACTTATTGAAAATGATTTTAATAAAAAATGGTTTTCAGATTCTTCTATACGAAGCTTAGACTCTAAGTATTTAGATATTGTTAAATCAGGAGTTTCTCCATTTAAGGCAGAAATTGCTATGTATATTAAAAATAATTCTAAAATAGTAGATAAATATCAAGATGAAGTTGAAAAACTTAGTAATATCTCTAAAAAAAGTTTATCAGGATTTATTACAACAAATTATGATTGTTTTTTGGAAACTATCGTTGATAATTATACAACATATATAGGTCAAGAAAATTTAGTTTTTTCATCTATACAAGGTATTGCAGAAATTTATAAAATTCATGGATGTGTTTCTTCTCCAAATAGTATTGTAATAAATGAAGCTGATTATATAGACTTTGACAGCAAAAGTGCCTACTTGGCAGCTAAGCTAATGACTATATTTGTTGAGTTTCCTATCATATTTATTGGTTACTCTGTTACAGATGTAAATATAAAAAAAATACTTAATGCTATAGTTAATTGTCTATCTAATGAAAATGCTAAAAAACTCGAGGAACGTTTCATATTCATTGAGTATGAAAAAAACTTTAATGATATAGAAATATCAAGTCATACAATTGCTTTTGATAATAAAATGATTACTATGACTAAAATTAAACTGGAGGATTTTAATTTACTCTATGAGGCATTATCTGAAAAAAAATCAAAATTACCAGTTAGAATATTAAGAATGTTCAAACAAGAATTTTACGATTTCACAATTACTAACAAACCTACTGCTAAAATTCGGGTTGGTAGTGTTGATGATACAAGAATAAAAGATGAAGATTTAGTTTTAGCAGTTGGCAAGGCAAGTGATTTTGGTCTTAAAGGATTAAAAGGATTAAGTTTTGATGAATGGTATCGTGATATAGTCATGAATGACTTAGAATTTTCATCAGATGAATTACTTGAATATGCTTATCCATCTTTAATTAAGCAATATAATAAATTACCATTAAATAAACATCTTTTTAATAGCACACTTGAATTTCCAGATTATAGGACAATTGCACTAGAAAGTGACTTTGAAAATATTATTAGCAATAGTATTAAAAAAAATAGAAATAATACTTACATAAAAAATAGAAGTGTTTATGGTATTTGGAATGATGAACATCAATCATTTGAAAAAGCTACAAGACTTATTGCTTTTTTAGAAGAAAAAGAAATTGACACTGAACAGTTAGAAAATCTACTTAAGAAAATATTTGAGGAAAATCCTAATATTTTAGAGTCTGCAAAAACAAGCGAAAAAACAAATTTAAGAAGGCTTATTAGAATATATGACTACATGAAATACTCTAATATGCAAAAGAGTCTTGGTTATAGTGAGTAAAACTCTACCCACCGCTCCAAAACTCCTTTAATCGCTTTAAGCACAAATACAAATTTAGTGCTAACTATACTAACACACATTTGTAAGTGCTTACATATATTATATGTAATTATATTATAATCATATACTATAATCCATATTTTGTCTACAGCTAAAATTATCCAATCTTTTTTGGATAAAAAATGAATATTTAGAGCGGTTCACACCTGCTCTTTATATATAACAAAAATCAAAAATACATTCTTTTTATAGGGGGATTTCAATGAACAAACTAGACGCACTTTTAGACTTAGCAAATAATGAAGAGATAGAAATTTACTACACTGACAAAATAGCAGATGACATAAAAGGATTGTATATAAACAGACAAGGACTAAAGATTATATCATTACTTAATTCATTAAAACAAAACAATGCTAAACTAATAGAAATCTTAGCAGAAGAATTAGGACATCATTTTACCAGTGTTGGGAACTATGTATCTTCAAAAAACAGTTACAAAAATAAAATCTTGATAGACAAAACTGAAAACAAAGCATTAAAATGGGCATGTGAATTTCTTATAACAGAAGAAGAAATAATACATGTTATTAATTCACACGCTACAAGTGTATACGAAATAGCTGAAGAATTACAAGTTAGCATCAACTTCTTACTAAAAAGATTAGAATTTCTATCAAAAAAGAAAAGCATGTTGGACTTAGGAAATAATAGATTTTTAGTATTAACTAATTTGCCAAATTTCTACATATATGAGGATATTTTTTAAACTCATTTATTCTACTTTTATAGATTTTTTACTTAATAAATATATATTTCAATATTATTATAATAAACTACACATAAAAGCTAAAAAATTGTAAGAATATTAAGAAAATGATTAAGTGAAAACCAGATAAACAAAATTAAGATAATATTGTACATAACAAAAGTATATAAAGAGCAGTTAATCTGCTCTTTTATATAAACACCAAACAAACATACATTCTAAAAGGGAGGGATACTATTATGAAAGGTGGAGTAAGAAAAAGAAGTAACAAATGGTATTACTACTTTGACCTAGGCATAGTAGAAGGAAAAAGAAAAAAAGTAGAAAGAGTTGGAGGCAATACTAAAAAAGAAGCCGAAAAAGCCTTAAGAGAAGCACTAAATGAATATGAAAACTCTGGCATAGTATTTGAAGAAAGCAACATCAGTTTATCAGACTACTTAGACTTTTGGTACAAAGAATATGTCTTACTTAACTGTAAATACAACACTCAAGAAAGCTACCGAATAAACATAGAAAAACACATAAAACCAAAGCTAGGAGCTTACAAAGTAAAAGCTTTAACTCCTGCAATACTACAAAACTTCATAAACAAAAAGTACAAAGAGGATTACTCTCAAAATACATTACAAGTATTAAAAGCCATATTACATAGGTCATTAAAATCAGCAGTCCATCCTTACAAACACATACGAGAAAACCCTATGCAATATGTAAGCATACCAAAAACTAAATCTAAAACAGAAACTAATAAAGTTAAAACTATTACATTAGAAGAATTTAATCAAATACTAAATATATTTCCTCAAGATTCATTTCAACGTATAGTTTTACTAATTGGATTTCATACTGGTATGCGAAGAGGTGAAATTATTGCACTAAAATGGGATAATATAGACCTTGATAATAAAACTATCACAGTAAAGCATACTTTGATTAAAAAACCAAATGGAATGTTTGAATTAGGGCAACCAAAAACAGAAAGCTCTTGCAGAACTATATTTACAGGTGACACTTTAATAAAGGCATTAAAAGAACATAAATTATATCAAAAGAAAATGAAATTAAAATATGGAGAATTTTACTTTGATAGTGACTGGGTATGTACCAAAGAAAATGGTCAACAAGTGAATACTCACACTTTAGACACTATAGTAAGACAAATTCGAGTAGCTTTAAACAATGACTTCCATTTTCATTCTTTAAGACATGCACATGCTACTCTATTATTAGAAAATGGTGCTAACATTAAAGACATACAAAACCGTTTGGGCCATAGCCAACTATCAACTACAATGGATACCTATTCACATGTAACTGATAAAATGAAAAATGAAACTGTAGATATATTTGAAAAAATTACAAATTAGAGTTTGCCACCCAAAAATATAATACGGTGGCAAATGGGTGGCAAAATCTAATTTATCTATTTTAAAAGCTAAAATTATCAAATTTATATAATCATCTATATACTTGTAATTTCAAGGCTTTAGAGTATATAACAACCATAACTAATATAAGGTATTAATAATAAATCTAACAAATAAAACTTAATATTTACTTAAGTTGTAATACTATTCCAAATTGTATAATTAAAATTTAATAAGTTCTCAATTATATAGTCATTGATTTATTTGCAAAAATAAAAAATGCCAATCTATCTCTAAACAAAACCTGAATACCAATAAAAATTTAATAAAAAATTTTATCAATATTCAGTATAAGTT